CGCAATCCGCGTTATAAACGCTGAAACGGTCTTGGATTTCTTGGTTGATGACGTTCATTTAGTGGCGCTCCACGTTTTTCGCGATCCATGCAGGAATAGTGATAGGCATCGACGGGCGATAGGCTTCTGTGCCACTCGATGCGCCTTGGATTTGCTTCTTCGTGATTTCCATCATATGCGCGACCATTTCGTCGGCCATGACGTTGGCTTGACCCTGCTTGCGCTTGATGTTGTCTTTGACAGCGCCTTCGGTGTCGGCCGTGATGATGTGCACGCCGACCTCGCGCTTCTGCCCGAACCGGTAGCAGCGGCGCACGGCCTGATAGAACTCCTCGAAGCTGTCGTTCATGCCCGCGAAGATCATCCAGTTGCAGTGCTGCCAGTTCATGCCAGCGCCACAGATCGATGGCTTACTGACGAGCACGCGCTTCGCGCCATTCGTGAAGGCCATGACGTTCGCGGTCTTTTGCTCGACAGTCATCGAGCCAGTTACCTCTACCGCGCCGTCGATCATCTTCGCGAGTCGCTCCGATTCTTCGTTTAGGTGACACCAAACGATGACCGGGCCATCGTGCTCGTTGGCGAGGCGCGCGGCGAGCTGCAGGCGTGAGTCGAGACTTGCCTTCTTCGCTTGGCGGCGCTCGGTGAGCGACTGAGCGACGATCGGAAAGAGATGGCCTTCTGGAATGTCGCCACCTGATACGACGTGCTCATGCAGGTTAAGCGCCGGCAGCACATAGCGCGCGCCATCAAAGCCAAGATCGGCAGGGCTGCGGATGCAGATTGCCCACGTCGCCATCCACTCCCAAAACTTGACCTTGCCGTGCCCCTTGAGCCGCCACTTGACGGTGTCGCCGCCGTCGTGCGTGAAGAATGTCGAGAGCATTTCGACGGCGGTCATGACGCCAAGGAATTCCGCCTGGTTGCCGAGTTCCATCCAATCATTCGGGCTAGGTGTGGCGGTGCATGACAGCTTGTATGGCGTGCGTCGGAACGCGTCGGTGATGAATTGCCGCGTCTTGCCGTTGGACGATTTGATGACACTCGATTCGTCCAGCACAACGCCCACGAACGACTCCAGATCGAAGTGTTCGAGCATTTCGTAATTCGTGATGGTGATTCCGTCCTCGACGTCGGAATCGCGCCGGCAATACTTGATCGTGATTCCGATCTTTGCGGCTTCCTCGACGGTCTGCTGAGCCACGCAGAGCGGCGCCGCGATGATGATGTTGCCGCCGGTGTGCTCGTGAACCTTCTGCGCCCACGTAACCTGTTGGACGGTTTTGCCAAGCCCAGTGTCTTCAAACAGAGCCGCGCGCCCGCGCTTGAGTGCCCACTTTACGCATGCGGCTTGGAAGTCAAACAGCGGGCCTACAGGTACGTCGCAGTCGAAGCCGGTCGGAATGTCGGCAAACTGCTTGCTTGCGATGAACGCCTCATAGTTGCCGGGTTCATATGTTGCGCCGGCCGCGCATAATTCGGTTCGGTTACTTGCAATCACGCTCTTTTCCCCGATTTGATGTATGCCCATAGCTCTTTCTTCGCCCGCTCAGCCGCTGCATCGCCGGCCGTCTGCCGCACGCGCTCGACAATCGCCTTGGCCTTGTCGAAATAGCCGCTTCGCCCGTCGCGCACTGCGGCGAGGAAGCGCGCTAAGCAGTCGGCTTGCGTCAGCACCATGGAATAGCCGCAAACGAAACGGTGCGCAGGATGTACCAGCAGCCATGATCCACAGAGCCGTACTCGCTGTAGGCGTCGAACTTGATGCGGATCATGGTGTGCATGGCGGGATCGGTTTAGCGAATGTCCAAACGCTGGCCGCGCACAAGGCGGCAGCCCGGCACTTCGAAGCCGTCTTTCAACGCTGCTGCGATCAGCTTTTTATCGGGCGCGGGAACCGGCGGCAGCGGGTCTGTCTTGTACTCGGCGGGGATGACCGACTCGTCATCGATCTGGACGCTCGGCGGGTTGTCGCGGATCGCCAGCTTGAAATATGGCGTGTCGATCTTCGGCACGTTCGCGAGCCGCATCCCGTCGAACAGGTATTGCTTCACGGACGACGCGCGATTCTCCAGAGCCTTCGCGCGGTCCATCATCGCTTTCGCGTGTGACTTGATCTGCTCTGCGCTCGCTTCGATGTTCTTGATGACGAAGCCGATGTTCTGCGCCTTGGTCTCCAGATCGCCGCTGATCGATTCCAGCGTGTCTTTCAACGTTTCTTCGTCCAGATCCAGCTCGACCAGCGTGTCGGCTGCGGCGCGGTATTCGCGGGAGATCTCAAACAGGTTCAGTGACATTTCGGTTCCTTTTGATTGTGTGTTCTGCGGTATCGGTGCATGCATAAAGATACCATGACGGTATCCTTAGCGGTCAAATTTTTTTGCGTCGCAGGCCGCGCCATTCGAAGCCGCCTTGGCGCTCTGCTTCACTGCTTGGCCGGTGCTTGCACGACTCGGCGCCGCGTGGCGTCTGTGCCGTGTATGACCAACGATTGCCGGTCCAGTAGCTGAACAGGCGAAAGATGGTCTTGCCGTTCGGCTTGCGGCGCACTTCATAGACGCCGATGTGCCGCGGCTTTATGCTCTTGTCAAACCAGTCTGTGAACTCTTGCATGTGAGGTCTCCTGGCTGACGCCGGCGCGGGCCGGCGACGCGGTTTAGTGCGTGGTCAGAATGGGATGTCGTCGTCCATTTCATCGAATCCGCCGCCAGCAGGCGCCGATGCATGGCGCGTCGCTGCAGGTTGCGCTGCCGGCGCATTACGCAACGGACGATGACGCAGGCTTTGGATCATCTTCGGAAGCTGTTGCGCGTTCACCTTCTTGTCGAGGATTTCCGAAGCCATCAGTTCGCTGCTGGCTTCGAAGAAAGCGGCCGGCACGACCTTCGTTCCGACTGATCCGTCGTTTTTCAGGTAGTCCTCCGTCTCGAACAGGATGCCGACCGGCTTGTCCATCAAATCAAGAAAAACATTCGCGTTGAGTTCCTGAACCTGTTGCGTGTCGCGATCCCATTTCTTGACGACCGCTCCGCTTGGCGCGATGTTCTTGACGCGCAAGCACGTCATCAGCGCTTGCAGTTGCTTGAAGCCGAAAAGTTCTTTCTCTGACGCGTTGAAAGTCCAGAGGGTGAAGTTCGCCGTCTGCTTGTCATCGGTCACGAACGCGAAGTCGATGCCGCGCGTGCCCTTGGAGCTTTGAATGTCCTCGGCGCGCGTGAATTGGCCGACGTATTTGCCGATCTCGTTGATGCGCTCGCTACGCTGCTCAGCCTGGCGTGCTGCTTGTGCGTTCAATGCGTACATTTGATGTTGTCCTGTAGAAGTAAGGTTCGTTTGTTCTGGCTGTTCTAGGCTCAGAATTGAGGCAATTAAGCGGCTTGCCGGATGCCGTAATACTCTGCAATCGCTTCGTCGACCGCACGCAGATCGTTCGGAACGCGCTCGTCTTCGAACAGGCCCATCGGGCTTTTTACGGTGTCGCGCCCGCTGTTGCGCGTCGTGAACGTGTATTCGCCGTCGACAACGTCTGTCTTGAGTACGATCGTGAACAGGCCTTCGACCGTGATCTTCTCGTCGAGAAGGCGTCCGATAGTCTTGGCTTTGGTGTGGCCCGAATCAAGCTGTTCGCTGTGCGTCAGGATGTAGACGCGCACGTCATCAGCAAGGTTGTTAGCGGCCGTCAGCACATCCCATGCGTGCTTGCCGATCTCGGTGAACTTCTGAAACCCAGTTTCCGAGCTGCGGCGCATGAACTCGTTCGCGAGCAGATACTGGAAGTCATCGATGACGATCGTCTTGCGCTTTGTCTTCCCCAGTAGGTCGACGATTCGGTTCGCGTCGTCAGTGACGATCATGTTCCCGGTCGTGTTCTCCCTCGACAGATACGACCAGCCTTTAGCCCGAAAGGGCAGAGGCTTCTTAACGACCTGAATCAAAAGGGTCTGCGAAGGGTCCAGATTGCGAAGCGAAGTGCTCTTTCCTGTCCCGCTTTGTCCGATAACCAGCGTTGCTGTGCTCATGGCCTTTCTCCTGTTCTTGCAATTCGTGCTGTTCGTAAAGTTCGAGTTCTTGCTGCCACTGCCAGTCGTCGTCGTCTCTCATGGCCACGCTCCGATGTTCTGTGCCGCGCACCATGCCCCGTATCCAAGGCACAAGGCCAGCGCAACTAGCCAATCAAGCGCGGGCTTCATTAGCTATCTCGTCAATCTCATTGCGCAGCACATTGGCGCGCTTCATGAGTAATGCGAGCCAGCCATCGGCCGCCGCATCCGGGTACAGCGTTTCATATCGCTGCCATTCGTCCGTCAGCTCGCGCAGTAGCGCGTAGACGTCGGGAAACTTCTCGGCAATACGGATCTGTCGATCAAGCGTTACAAGCGTGATCACGTCCGCAATGTACTGGTCGCCAGCGTTGCGCAGATCAGCAAGTGACACATCCTTCGGGACTTGCGTAACTTCGCCGACGCTAGCTGTGACGGTATCCGACAAGTTCAAATTTTTTTCGGCGACGCCGGACTGGCGCGGGTGGAACACCGACGATGACCGTAATAATAACGCGCTTCCCGGCTTGCTTACCGTGTTCATGGTCTTTCCTTCCGTTCGTGGTTTTGGTTTGTGTTTTGTTGATGCTGAAATAAAGGATACTAAAACAGTATCCGTAGTGCAAGTGGTTTCGCGAAAAAAAATGTGCGCTCGCCTACAAACGCATCCACGTCTGATAGTCGGCTTCGCTCAGTCGATCACCTGGCAGCGCTGGCTTGGCATCCGGCTTGTGCGCGTCGCAATACTCGCGGCCTTCGTGCTGCCAATGCGCCTTCACGCGCGGTCCTAACTTGCGGCACACGCAGCAGTAGCGCCAGCCGCCGCGCTCGACCATTGCTTTCGTGATGCGATTCATGGCTGGCCCGCCTGTGAGCAAGCGAGCTGCCACAGCCGCGGATCGGCCTTGGTAATGGCGTCCAACAGAAGCCGCTTTTCTTCGAGATAGGTGACAGCGAACTTCGGATCATGCATAACGATGCTCGACGTGTTGCTGATTAGGTCGGCGCACTTGATCGTCTGTATCCAAGCAGGCGCCGCAGCCAGTCGGGCCCGTGACGCAGCCTTGCGCGCGGCGCGGTTCCCCGTTTCCAGGTCAGACAGCAGAATGACGCCGGCCGTCACGATCTCGCCGAACTGCTCGCGCAAGGTTTCGGCAGACACGCCCTGATCTTCGATGCAATCGTGCAGCCACGCAACGGCTACCGCGTGATCGGTATCTAGCGCGACCGTCGCCACGATGCCCGCCACCTCGGCCAGATGGTCGACATACGGGTTGCCGGTGTACTTGCGCACCTGATCCTTGTGCGCTTCACGCGCAAACATCATGGCTCTGTATGCGATGCTC